TTCCATCATGGCTACAACGGCGGCGGTTTGCTTTTCAGTCAGCGAACCGTATTCATCCAGCGCGTCGCGCATTGCATAGTAGAAATTGCCAACGGCGGCAGTCACAAGCGCGTGATTTTTCGAAAGTCCATTGTCTAATCGTACTGGCGCAAAATCGCCCGAGCAATGAAGGAAATTGTCAATGATCGCGGCTTTCGGATCGCTCGCAATCCAGCGAGCGTAGCGGCCCTTGCGCGCGTTTGCGGCTATGCGACCTTGGGCAGCGCGTAGATATGCTATTTCGTTTTCGACGTATTCTGGTACGTTTATTGTGTATTTCGTCATCTGATTTGCTCCACGTGTTGTCGGCTTCTTTTCCCGCGTATGCCGCGCGCGTGGCGCGGCATAGACTGGAAAAGCGCGCTACGCCGCCAGCTCTGTAGAGTCTGCCGCTACCAACCCGGCGATGTAGCTGTGCGCTTTGCTCGCGTCGCTGGCGGCAGTCAAGATCATCGAGGGGTGAGACTTGAACGCTGAGAGCCAGTTGGCGATGTAGCTTGCGGAATTGTCACGGCAATCGGTGAAGCCGAAGTCAGCGCACATGAACGCCGCGCCAAGCTCCGCAACCAATTCCTCAAACGAATATTCACGGTCACCGAAGCGCTTGCCCTTGGTTCGATTCAAGCGCTTTTCGGAGCCCGTCCAGTGCGTCAATTCGTGGAAGGCTGTGCTGTAGTATTCATCGCGGCTGATAAACTTGTCGAATGGCGGGAGCGTGATGCTGTCGTCAGCCGGGCTGTAGAACGCGCGTTCGCCGCCATGCTTGAGCGTTGCGCCCGTGTCCCTAAGCATCTGATCCGCAAGGGCGTCTCGCTGATCTGGATTTATAACGATTGGCGCCGCGTCTTCGACTGGCAAGCCGTCGCATTGCTCAACATTGAAAACGCTGTACCATTTCAGCATGGGGACCGTCTTGGCCTTGCCTGTGGCCTTGTCTGTAGTCTCAAGCATCTGAAAAAAGACGATTTTTGTAGATTTTTCACCCTTGCGAACATTGCCGCCAAGCGCCTGCGCTTGCTTGTACGTCAGCCAGCCGTTGCTTGCGTAACCATGCTCCGCCGCCGCCAGCCACGTCAGCACAACATTAACGCCGCTGTACTTGCGCTTGGATTGCGCGTTGTGCGGCATTCCAACCGGCTGGCCTTTTTGCCAAGGGCAACGCCACGGTATAACGCCTTCCTCAAGCTTGCTGATGAAAAGTTGTGCGATTTCCTCATGAACGCGTGCCGTCATTTCCATTGCTCCGATTGCCACCGCACCATTGCGGCAACACATACCGTAGGGCAATGCGACCTAACGGTCAACAGGGTTCACAGAATTATTTTTTGATGTTATGTTATAATGTAACAATGGCTTGCGAGATTGGGGCAATCTATGGTTTTCGTTAAAGGGCAGTCAGGCAATCCAAAGGGTCAAACGCGCGGATATGCGCAAATGGCGCGGCGGCTGGAAGACATGACGCCACGTGCGTTAACGCGACTAGGGAAGCTCGCGGAAAGCGATAATGAGACTGTAGCGCTGGCGGCATGTCGAGACATATTGGATCGTAGCTTGGGCAAGGCCAAGCAAAACGTGGCAGTTGATGTACAGCACAGCCTTAGCGATATGCATTTAGCCGCGCTCAAGGTACTGTCCGAACGCGCTCGCATTGCGCAAAGCGTGACTATTGAAGCTGAGCCATTGCCAAAAGCTGAGCTTGCCCACGATCCCACGGGCGCTTCCCACGATTGATTCCCACATCCGCTGCCCACGATTGCTGCCCATCGCGCGAGTGGGACGCGCCGCCCACTAGATGAGTGGGACGCAATGGTGGGACGCGCTGCCCATCGGAAAGGTGGGACGTGGGAGTGGGCAGAATCCCATAGACCCCCCCGGTCGGCGAGGCAGGCGGGGCACTTACATATACACCCACCGGTATCTGTACGCACTAAAAACAGCGCATTCGCGCCTATTTTTGCGCAACACGACGGTAACGCGACGGTAACGGTAACGGTGACGGGCTGCTTTAAGGCGTTACCGCTAGGTTACCGCGACATCTTAAAAAAATATAAAATAATACAACGCGTTACCGCGCAACGGTAACGACGGTAACAAAAACGGTAACATTCCGACAGCTTAACAGTTACCGTTACCGTCGTTACCCCCCCCTATAGGGGGGTAACGGTAACCGGTAACACTGTTGCAAAAAGTAACGGTTTGCTGTATCCGGCAGACCACGATGCAGGAAGAGAAAAGCCCGACAGAATTGTACCGTCACTATGACGAAGCAGGCGAGTTGCTGTATGTAGGAATTTCCTTATCTACAATATACAGATTGGCCCAGCATAAGCACAACAGTAAGTGGTTTAGCAAAATTGCGACTATTAAAATCTCTCGCTACCCCACCCGCGAAGCGGCGCTGAAGGCTGAGCGATCTGCCATAAAGTCTGAAAAACCTAAACACAATGTTTTCTATTCAGAACAAAAGGCACCTGTCCCCAAAGAAAGCGTAACCAAAAGCAGCCAAGAAATTAGCAACCGAATAGTTTCTTTGAAGCCGATATACACCCTTTATGACGTAGCCAATATTTTAGGCGTATCTCTCACCACAATGATAAAGATGACAGAGGATGGCGACATCGGTTATATTGATTTACCCAAAAGCCGGGTAAATGGCCGCATTAAGCGTGGCGTTAGTGGGTGGCAGTTATTGGAATATATTGACCATTTACATAAAAAATCGGAGCAAAAAAATGGAAGATTGGGACGACGAAGTAGTTCCGCAGGTCGTTCTAAACGAAGCCTCTCAGCTGTGCGAAAGCGCGATAGCTCTGGCAGCATCGATTGATGTGTGCCGAGACAGGGCGGCTCGCAAGCAGCTAATGCTAGCGTTGCAATCTGTTGTATGGCGGCTAAACCCGCCTAGAGGGGAAGTCCATGAGTTCAACAAAAAAGCAAACTGAAGAAACCTTTATTGAGTTCATCAGTTTATATGCAAACGATCCGGTACTTTTTGTCAGAGAGGCGCTGAAGGCAGAGCCCCTTCCGTGGCAAGAAGCGTTTCTACGCTCTGTGGCGTCCAAGGAGCGGCGTATCTCTGTTCGGGCAGGTCACGGTGTCGGAAAGTCCACAGCCTGCTCATGGGCGCTTATATGGCACATGTGTACACGTTTCCCGCAGAAGGCAGTTGTCACGGCTCCTACGTCTGCCCAGCTGTTTGACGCCCTGTACTCCGAGTTGAAGGCGTGGGTAAATAAACTGCCCCATGCTCTGCGGGACAGCTTTGAGGTGTTCTCTGATCGCATTGTCTTGAAGGGTGCGCCGGAATCTAGCTTTATCTCGGCCAGAACCTCGTCCGCAGAGCGGCCTGAGGCTCTGGCCGGTGTTCACAGTGAAAATGTTCTTTTGGTGGTTGACGAAGCGTCCGCTGTGCCTGAAGCTGTCTTCGAGGCTGCTGCTGGCTCAATGTCGGGCCATTCTGCATCAACAATACTTATTTCCAACCCGACGAGGAACAGCGGCCTTTTTTACAAAACCCACCATGAGCTAGCGTCTGATTGGCACAGGATGCACGTTTCCTGTCTAGACAATAGACTTGTTTCGGAAGATTTTGTTAGGCAGATTGAGTCAACATACGGTCGCGAAAGCAACGCATTTAGAATCCGTGTTCTGGGTGAGTTTGCTCTTGCCGACGATGACACGTTGATTCCGGCTGATTTGATTGATAGCGCAATAGGCCGAGACGTATCCGCGTCTCCTAATGAGCCGTTAATATATGGGCTTGACGTTGCGCGTTTTGGTACTGACCGGACTGCCCTGTGCAAGCGCCGTGGCAATGTTGTTATGAGCGTTAAATCGTGGGGAGGTCTAGATTTGATGCAAACAGTTGGTCAGGTTGTAAACGAAGCCAAGCGCGACACGCCTGAAGAGATTTGCATTGACACGATTGGCCTTGGGTCTGGCGTTGCCGACCGCTTGCGCGAAATGGGTTACAATATCCGCGACGTTAACGTGGCAGAGTCTTCGGCCATGAATCCCAATGCGTCTAGGTTGCGGGATGACTTGTGGCTTTCGGTTAAGGAGTGGCTTGCCACTAAGGCTGTTAAATTGCCCGATGATTCTACTCTGCGGCATGAGTTAGTTGCGCCTAGATATACTTTTACATCTACAGGCAAAATTGTGGTAGAATCAAAGGACTCTATGCGCAAGCGCGGTATGCGGTCGCCAGACTTGGCTGATTCGCTTTGTTTGACGTTTGCAAGTACAGCTGCATTAATTGGCGGGCGCGGCTCTGGCTGGCGGCCCGGCAAGCCATTGCGCCGTAGCATAAGCGGAGTTGTTTAGTTACCATAAACCGTATATATTACAGCAAAGGAGACCGTTTTGGCAAAAACACCTGCTTGGCAGCGCAAAGAAGGAAAGAACCCTAAGGGCGGATTAAACGCTAAGGGGCGGGCTTCTGCGAAAGCGGAAGGAATGAATCTCAAGGCTCCTGTAAAGTCTGGAGATAATCCGCGTCGAGCGTCATTCCTTGCGCGCATGGGTAATATGCCGGGTCCAGAGCGCGACAGCAATGGTAACCCAACACGACTGTTGCTGTCTTTGAACGCTTGGGGCGCTTCGTCTAAATCAGACGCAAAAAAGAAAGCTGCGGCCATTTCTTCTAGAAATAAGGGCAAGAAATGAAAAAGACCAAAGCGGCCAAGAAAGTTTCCAAGGTTATGCGTGAGTTTGGCGCTGGTAAGTTGCACAGCGGGTCCAAGTCTGGGCCTGTAGTCAAGAACCAGAAGCAGGCTATTGCGATTGCACTGTCCGAAGCAGGCAAATCGAAGAAAAAGAGGTAAATTATGGACGGACGCGGCATTCTTCCGGGCAAGTATGATCCCGACCTCATACCGCAGTCAGCCGACGATGACGATGATACGTCCTATAATCGGAAGACTGGCTTGGTCATTGAAGACCATAAACCGATGAGCGAAGAAGAGTTCCGCTATGTTGTCAAACAGGCAATAGAGGATTCTCAGACCTATATCGACAGCTACCTCGCGCCAGAGCGCGAGCGCGCTGTCGATTATTACCTTGCCAAACCGTTTGGTAATGAAGAGGAAGGCCGGTCAAAAGTTGTTTTGACTGAGGTGAGAGACACAGTTCTTGCTATGCTGCCGTCGCTTCTGCGTATTTTTACCAGCTCCGACAAGGTTATCGAGTTTATCCCACAGCAACCGGAAGATATAGAGTCTGCTGAACAGGCTACAGACCTCATTAACTACATTTTTATGCAGGAAAATGCAGGTTTTCGCGTCATGCACGACGCTATGAAAGACGCCCTTATTGAAAAGACCGGCGTTTTGACGTGGCATAAAGTTGACGAAGAGCGCGTTGAATATCACTCTTACTCTGGCATATCTCCAGATGAATTTTCATTCATCACCAATGACCCAGACGTAGAAGTCGATGAATATACAGAAGTTATCGACATGGAGACCAATGATATGCAGATCGAATTGTCGATCCGCAGAGTGGTCCGAACACCAAAATATGTCGTAGAATGTATTCCTCCAGAACAGTTTCTTATTGATAACGAGGCAACGTCTCTTGATACTGCCTTGTATGTTGGTCGCCGCAAATTAGCCACAGTTTCTGAACTTGTGTCTATGGGCTACGACCAAGAAATTATTGAAGAAAACGCTGGAACTGGCGGATTTGAGATGAATGGCGAGGCGTTAGCCCGCAATCCAGCAGATCAATCGTTTTTTGGCATAACAAACGCCACAGATGAGACTACCGATAAGGTTTTTTACGTTGAAAGCTATGTCCGTGTTGACAAAGATGGTGATGGCATTGCGGAGCTGCATCGTGTCTGCTCTGTGGGCAATGGGGCGTATATTTTATACGACGAGGTGGTAAACGATGTTCCGTTTGCCCTTCTTGAACCAGACCCGACGCCGCACACCATTTTTGGCCAGTCTATTGCCGACCAGACTATGGACCTTCAGCTGACCAAGTCGTCTATCATGCGTAATACGCTTGATAGCTTGGCTCAGTCTATCCACCCCCGCACCGTTGTTGTCGAGGGTCAGGTCAATCTTGATGACGTTATGAATGTCGAGACCGGTGCAATTATCCGCGCCCGCGCTCCCGGCATGGTTGCGCCGCTGTCTGAGCCGTTTGTGGGCCAGCAGGCGCTTGGTGTCATGGCTTATCTTGACGAGATCAAGACGCAGCGCACAGGAATTTCGCGAGCTTCCCAAGGGCTTGACGCGGATGCCTTGCAGTCTACGACGAGCGCAGCTGTTCAGGCGCAGTTGTCGTCCTCGCAAGAGCGCATCGAGATGATTGCGCGCTTGTTTGCTGACGGGTTTAAGCGCTGTTTCCAAGGATTGCTTAAACTTGTTGTTCAGCATCAGGATAAGGCAAAAATCATCCGTTTGAGGAACAAATTCATCCCGATTGATCCTCGCGGATGGAATCCAGAAATGGATATGATTGTCAATATTGCTCTTGGACGAGGTTCTGACGAGCAGAAAATGATGTTTTTGACGCAGATTATTTCTAAGCAAGAACAAATACTTCAGCAGTTTGGGCCTTACAACCCTCTGGTTGATATTGAGCAGTACCGGAATGCGTTGGCGCAAGTAATTCAGCTTTCCGGGTTCCAAGACCCTGATCAGTTTGTAAAAGACGTAAATCGCGAAGAAGTTATGCGCTTTATGCAGTCACAGCAAAAAGAAGAGAAGCCCGATCCGGCCACAATTCTTGCTCAAGTTGAGGCTGAAAAGATTAAGGCAGACATAGTAATAAACTCTTCGAAACAAGAGCTTGAACGCCAAAAAGCTGCAAGTCAGGCTGATTACGATAGAGATAAGCTATATGTTGATGCCTATCTAAAGGCAATGGAAATCAACTCTCGCTATGATGCGCAGGTAGATGTTGCCGCCATCAAGGGCGAAGTTGAAACCATGCGAGAAGAGGTCCGCGAGATGTTTGCGCGCCCGGTTGATGAGCAAACTCAGCAGCCTGTCCCAGAGATACCTCCTGAAATTGCCCAGCAAATGATGGCTGAGCAGGCTATGGCTGAGCAGGCTATGGCTGAGCAAGAAGATATCCCTCAGGAAATTCCAGAAGAAATGCCAGAGGAGATACCAGAAGAAATTTTTGAAGAGATTCCAGACGAAACACCTCCTCAGATGGATGGTCAAATGCCACCGGAGCAACCGCAGTAAGAGGTTAAATGTCTACATATGAGCAGGAACAAATATGGAGGTCGGCTAAATCCTTTGTGTCCGACCCTTCAATTGTTGAGATTTTTGCGCGCCTTGAACAAAAGTATAAGGATGCGTGGGCGGCGACTCAGCCGCATGACAAGACGACGAGGGACGATGCGTACAACATGGTGCGCGCCGTAGCTGCGATTAAAGACGAGCTAACTGCCTTGGCGGCAGAGCCTACTGTATTGCAGTTCAACAACCGCTTGAAAAGAGCGAAGTAAAGGAGTAATATTATGGCTACAGCCGAACAATCGCAGCCCAGCGAACTCGGCATTGCAGACGCTGCCGAGCGAATTTCTGTTTTGGACGGCCCAGAGTCGCAACCAGAGCAAGAAACCAACGAAGCAGCAGATGCCGAAGTCGAACAGACAGAGGCGACGGATTCTGAAGGCGATTATGATTCGTCAGATGAAGTTGAGGCTGCGTCAGATGACGCTACTTCAGACGACGATGACGCCGAGGAGTACGAGCAGGCTGAAGATGCCGATCAAGAGCAAACTTCAGATGATATGCTTGTCACCGTTAAAATAGACGGCAAGACAGAGCAGATCACCGTGAAGGAGGCAGTAGATGGGTATCAGCGGCAGGCTGATTATCAACGCAAGACTCAAGCACTAGCAGAGGAGAAGCGTGGTTTTGAGGCAGAACGCCAGCAGGTTGCTGTTGAAAGGCAGTATTATGCTGAGCGTTTGGATGCATTGCAGAATCAACTTGATTTGCTTGCTTTGCAAGAACCGGATTGGGATGCACTCTATGAGGAAGACCCAATTGGTTACTCAAAACTAAGGAACGATTGGCGCGACTATAAAGATAACCAAGCCGCTCTAAAGGCTGAGCAAGAGCAAATAGCTCAAATCCAGCAACAAGAGCAGCATATTGCCATGAAGAATATTGTCGATAATAGCATGGCATGGTTGTTGGAACAGGTTCCAGAGTGGCGCGAAGAAAGCAAGTGGGAAGCAACGAAAAACCAACTTCGTGAGTATGGCAAAAAAATTGGCTATTCTGATGAAGAGTTATCGGCGGCATATGACCCACGAGCAATTATCGTTCTTGAAAAAGCGCGGAAATACGACGCCTTGCAGGCCAATAGGCCGCGCCCGCAAAAGGGCAATGCGCCTAAGCCTATGAAGCCGAGTAGCAGCGTGGCATCTCCAAAGAAGGGCAATGATCTTGCAAAGATGAGGCAGCGCCTCAAATCATCTGGCGACGTTAAAGACGCCGCTATGCTGTTCAATATGCTCGACAAATAGGAGATGAGCATGGCTACGGTAAGCAAAGTAACTTCTTACGATAACTCAAATGCCAACCGCGAAGACCTCTCGAATATCATTTATGATATTTCGCCGGTTGACACTCCCTTCATGTCCAACGTTGGTCGTGACACGGCTGACAACACTTACTTTGAGTGGCAGACCGACGTTCTTGCGTCAGCTGATACCACCAATGCGGTAATCGAAGGCGCGGACGCTGGCGATGCCGACTTTGTGGCTACCGTTCGTGTTGCCAACTACGCGCAAATTTCCAAGAAAGTTGTTTCCGTTTCTGGCACCGCCGATTCGGTCAACACCGCTGGTATGCGCACCGTAATGGCTTACGAGACCGCCAAAAAGGCAAAAGAGCTGAAGCGCGATATGGAAGCAATCCTGCTATCCAATCAGGCTGGCGCTGCTGGCAGCAACTCTGTTGCCCGTACAACGGCTGGACTTCCGACTTGGCTTATCACCAACGCTGTTGCCAACAGCGCTACTTCGTCAGCAATGTCTGGCGCTAGTGGTAACGGATACCCAGACACGGCTTGGACAGGTCTTACCGGCGCTACCGCTCTTACGGAAGCAATGCTGAAGACCGCAATCCAGAACGTATGGTCTCAGGGTGGTGACCCCAAAATCTTCATGGTTGGCCCGCACAACAAGACCGTCGCCTCGACGTTTGCTGGTCTGGCCGAGCAGCGCATCACCTATAATCAGGTGAAGCCGATGAAGATTATTGCCACTGCCGACGTTTACCTGTCGGACTTCGGCGAGGTCTCCATTGTCCCGAACCGCTTCCAGCCGGAGAACTTCGCATTCGTACTTGACCCGGAATACGCTTCCGTCTCGTACCTGCGTCCGTTCCGCACGTTTGAAATCGCCAAAACTGGCGACTCGGACAAAAAGGAAATGGTTGTTGAATATGGCCTGCGCATCAAGTCTGAAAAGGCTCACGCAGTCATCGCCAACATCACCACTTCGTGATACACATAAGGGGCGGGTCAATCCCGCCCCTTTCCACAAAAGGTGAAGGATGAAAAACGAACACGCGCCCGGTTCATTTGTACTTGGTTACGACGAGTTCACAGGAACTCTCGACAAGATGCATATTACGCCGGATAATAAAACAGTTTTTGAGTCGATTACCAACATCGACAGCATTGCTGAGCAGAACAAGCAGGAGCGTAATTCTGTTTCCAAAACCAGCGGCACGGGTGATATGGTAAAGGTGGCCAGCCTGCCGATGATGGTTTACCTAGACCTGCGCAGCCGTGGTATATTGGGCGATAAGGCGGCAATGAAGAAGTGGCTTGCTTCTGACGAGGCTGCGCCCTATCGAACACACTGGATGAAGAGCTGATGACCACGATTACGGATTATAGCTCCCTACAGTCTGCAATAGCTGACTATCTGAACCGAGAAGACCTTTCGGCTCAGATACCAATGTTTATCCAGTTCGTTGAGGCAGACTTGAACACGCGCTTGCGGGCGCGCGAGATGATTGTTAGGGCGCAGGCTACATCCAGTAATGAATATGTCCAGCTACCGTCTGACTGGTTAGAAGCCATTAACCTGCACATTATTGGCGGGGAGCAGCCGCTGTCTTATGTGACGGTTGATAGGGCGGATTTTATCAAAAAAAATAAGCTATACACCAGCCCGCACAATTATTCGATCATGGATGGGGCTATTGAGATAATTCCGGCACCATCTGAAGAGATAGATATAGAGATGATCTACTACGGTAAGATTCCCGCTCTATCCGCGTCAAACACTACCAACTGGCTTTTAAACTCATCACCAGATGTTTATCTCTATGGAGCGCTTTCGCACGCTGCGCCTTTCCTTTTAGACGATCAGCGTATACAGGTTTTTGGCCAAGTCTATCTTGCAAGAACACAGTCAATTGCGGATGAATCACAGAAATCGATGCACAGTGGATCGCCGCTGATTGCACGTCACAGGAGAGCTTTCTAATGGCTGGTTTATCTGATTACGGCGAAGACCTCGTACTCAACTGGTTGTTTACGACCAATTCTGCGACTCGCCCTACCGCTTGGTATGTCGCTCTTTATACTGTTGCTCCGACCGACACTGGTGGAGGGACAGAGGTTTCTGGCGGAAGCTATGCGAGACAAAGCGCTACGTTTACCGTGTCTGGAACTGGACCTACTACTGCTTCAAACAGCGCTTCAATTGAGTTCCCAACAGCTACGGCATCTTGGGGTACGGTTGTTGCGGCGTCTATTTATGATGCGTCAAGCGGCGGCAATATGATTGCTTATGCAAACCTTACGACTAGTAAGGCTATTGATACTGGTGACGTGCTTCGATTCAACTCAGGGACGTTAGATATAACTCTCGACTAGGGTTCGTAAATGACGATCTCTAACAAACATAAATTTGTCTCTGGCAAGTCGGATAGCGCAGATTCTTCGCTCGTTCAGCCTTCTAATTGGAACGACGACCATGAAATTACGCTTGCCGCTGGGAAAGTGCTTGGGCGCGACACGTCAGGGGCTGGCGCAGTGCAGGAGCTGCCAGTTGCCGTTGACTCCAGCGGCAATGTCGGTATTGGTACTAGCTCTCCAACACAAGCGCTTGATGTCAACGGTAATGTTAATGTTGGGGGCGGCGCTGTAGATATTCGACCTGCTAATGGTTCCACAGATACATGTTCTTTGGAAATCGGAGATGGTCGAACTGGCAATGGTTATAGTCATATAGACTTAGTTGGTGACGCCACATACACAGATTTTGGCGCGAGAATTATTCGCACGAACACTGGGCCGAACGCATCTACTCTGATGTATCACCGTGGTACAGGAGATTTATATTTTATTGCAGTAGAGGCTGCTCCTATAGCTTTCTCAACAAGTAGCGTTGAGCGTATGCGCATCACCAGCGCAGGTAAGATCGGTATTGGTACTAGCAGTCCATTAGCAAGCCTAGCAATTTCCGGAGGCGGTATTCTCGGTACACAGGACGGAGACTACTTCTCCGGCGGTGCTTATTTCGACGCCAGTTGGAAAAACTCTGTATCAAGCCAAGGCGGTTGGGCTGTTCGTAACACCTCCGGCGTATTTACTGTTTACACCGGAGTAAGTCCCGGAACTGCCGGTTCTACCTTGAGCGATTTTTCAGAAAAATTTCGTATCGACGGCAGCGGTAACGTAGGTATTGGGACGACTTCGCCGAGCTATCAGTTGCAGCTATCTTCTGACAGTGCCGCCAAACCGTCCACAAACACTTGGACAATAGCGTCTGATGGTCGTTTGAAAACAGAAACCGGCGAATACACCAAGGGCCTTGATGCTGTGTGCGCTCTGCGACCAGTTACTTATAAGTACAACGGTAAAGGTGGCTTCCAAGATACAGAAACTGAAAACATATCCATCATCGCACAAGAGGCCGTAGATCATTTCCCCGAATGTGTTGGATCATATAAAGGCGTGTTGGATGGCGAAGAAACTGATATCCTTAATTGGAACGGTCACGCACTTACATTTGCTTTAGTAAACGCTGTTAAGGAACTATCAGCTAAAATAGAAACTCTTGAGACCCGCTTGGACAAACTGGAAGGCGTGTAAGATGGCTACCACTATTACTTGGATTGTTGAGCAGATGGACTGCTACCCGACAGCAGATGGTGAAAATGATGTTGTGTTCACGGTGCATTGGCGCTGTAACGGGGTTGACGGAGTCTATACGGGTACATCATATGGCACGCAATCGGTGACATATGCCGCTGGTGAGCCATTCACTCCGTATGCTGATCTGATGCAAGATCAGGTTATTGGGTGGGTAAAGGATGCTATGGGGCCAGAACAGGTCGCAAGCATTGAAGCAAACGTGGAGAAGCAGGTGCAGGACGCAATGAATCCGCCTGTCGTCTCTCCTCCACTTCCTTGGTAGAGGGTATTATGGAAAAAGAAGAGGTTAAGCTGTCCATTGAGCTTACTGTAGATGAGTGGAATGTTGTTATAAATGCTGTTGCTCAAAGGCCGTTCGCAGAGGTATCCGGGCTTATCCATAAAATGACGCAGCAGGCAAACAGCAATATGCCTGCTCCAAAGTCACCACCAACCAAGTAACTGGTAACAACAATGTCAGTGAATTGGCAGCTAATTCTATACCCAATTGTTATAGACAGAGACTCATTGTCTGTGTCGTTTAATGGCGAGTATGAGCAGGTGTCGTTTGATGGCATTCCAGATGACATTCGATCTATCACAAAGACAGATGATAGCTGTGTTGTTGTGTATTCAACCGGGAGGAAAGAGATATTAAACGACCCACAGGGTTTTATAAACATTACTGATGAAACTCCTGTTGGCGCTCTTATAGAGCAAAAGACAATTCAGGCTGCAAGGGAGGCCGGATACTAGATGTCCGCATTTAATAGCCAAGCCTTCAACCCGCTTGCATTTTATGGGATTGTTTATGAGGACGCGGCGGCGGTTATTTCCATCGCCAGCGATGCTTCGGCTAACGCTTTAACTGTAATAGATGTTTCGGCGACTTTGGCATCAGACAGCGATGCTGCGGCTTCGGCGGCCCGCGACAGGTACGTTGAGTTTGAGTCTGCTATAACCACTTCTTCGGCTTTTGCCGCTGCCAACACGCAGTTGGTGTCTGAGACGATTGCCATAACATCATCAGCCGCAGCAGCTGCGGTTAGGGTCACACCCGCAGCAGTTAATATAAGCATATCGTCCTCTGTATCCGCTACAGCCGTGACAATAAAGAGCTGTAGCGAAACAATAAATATTCAGTCCAATTGCTCGTTTTCTGGTCAAAAAATAAATGCAGCAAACGAGATAATTCGTGTATACTCTGGCTTCACGGCTGACGGTAGGTTGCTTTGGGTTGACGAGCCAGTAAATCCAGACTCTTGGGCGGCTCAAGGCAATGGCTCGTCCACATGGGTTGAACAGTCCGTATCGAGCGATGACTGGTCAGATGAGAGCGTTCCAGAGGCGCTGTGGGTTAACCAAACGAATGGTTCCGATTCTTGGGCTAGAGTTTAGGGTGATAAGATGGCCGTTACATACACTAGCAATCTAAACATGATTAAGCCGGATGTTGGCGGTTCTCAAGATGCTTGGGGCGGCAACCTTAATGACGACTTGGACACATTGGACGGTCTCTTTAACTCGGACGGAAGCGGGACATCAGTTGGTCTGAATATTGGCTCTGGTAAGACGCTATCTGTCGGTGGTAGTTTTTTGACAGACACTATCTCTGAAAAGACGACAAATTCTGGCGTCACGATAGATTCTGTTCTTTTGAAGGACAACACAGTAACAGCTACAACATTTACCGGCAACGCAACGTCCGCAGACAAATGGTCTACAGCTAGGACTATAACGGCAACTGGAGATGTGACTGGCTCTGTTTCCATAGACGGAACGTCCAACGAAAGTATTGCCACAACCTTAGCTGATAGTGGTGTTTCGGCTGGGTCTTATACTGCTGCCAACATAACAGTTGACGCTAAGGGCAGGATTACAACTGCGGCTTCAGGGTCTTATCTGCCTTTATCTGGCGGGACTATGACCGGCGACATCTCTTTAGACACGACATCTGGCGAGCTTAAAGTTATTTTTAACATGACTGGTCGTAACGTATATCTATACGGAAATGATACGGCGGATGTTTTTGGCCTTTATGACTCGGTATTGTCAGATAATCGCTGGTACACAGATACTTCCGGCAACTTCACTGCTAAAGGGAACGTGACCGCTTACTCAGACGCGCGACTAAAAAATAATGTCGAGACCATCGCCGAGGCTGTTTCTTTAGTCGAGAAGATGCGCGGAGTTAAATATACCCGCAAGGATACCGGGGAGGCGGGCGTAGGCGTTATCGCTCAGGAGATGCAGTCCGTACTTCCAGAGGTTGTGCAGGACGGAGAAACGCTTTCTGTATCATACGGAAACATTGTCGGTGTTCTTATTGAGGCCGTAAAGGAGCTGTCCGCCCGCGTAAAAGAGCTGGAGGGTAAATAATGGCGCTCCCATCTTCTGGCCCCATATCTTTAGGTGATGTGCGCACTGAATTGGGTCAGTCTGGCTCAATCGATATGAATGCCACAAATGTTAGGACATTATTGCAAGCTAGATATAGTAACCCAGTATCTATGGGCAATGGATATGGAGAGGCTCTGTATCACGACTTTGATGATTCGACTTTTATAAGTCCATACGGAAATGGTGTTTATTCTCAACCATTAACTATCTCTGATTACTTTTCCGCTGGACAGCTTTCTTCAGGTTCTGATTTCCGAGTAACTGGCAAAATATTAAATACTGGCTGGGCTTATTACACCCCATACTCATGGGACATGACAAAGGGAACTGGTGTAACTACTGATCCTACGCCGTTTGCTAGTAGCAAACAATACTATATGCGTGCAAACTATCTCGAAACGACAGATCAAGTTAGAATTTATGGATATTATTGCTGTGACTCCACATCTTTCCCAAATGGTCAGGTAACCATATCCAGAATTGAGCTAATCCTTTAGGTTGTGAGGACAGAAAAATGAAAGATGAGGCAGCTAAATTGGCAGGAGATGCGCTATCACTGACCGTAGTCGGTGGTACGTTGTTGCAGATGCTTCCAGCTTTTGCCGCTCTATTCAGCATTATTTGGTCGCTGATTCGTATTTACGAGACGAAGACAGTTCAGAGGTGGCTTGGCAAAGATGTGGACTGATGCTGATAACTGGAAAAAGATTATCGGTGTTGTAACGGCGCTGTTCGCTGCCATAGGTGGCGGCTATTCTATGTCTGACAAAATTGGTTTCTTCAAACGCCCCATTCTTGAATGGGCTCCTGAATACTTCCGCATCACGTCTGGTCCCGCGAATGGTGATTTCGATGTAACTGTTGCGCGCAGGAAACGGCGCAATGACTGTTCAGTCGAGAGTTTCACTCTTGAGGTCCGTGACGCAAAACTGTTCGTTCACAGGGCCATCCCCAGTGTGGCGAAGTTCTCCGGCCCTGCTGGCAACAAGATTCAGAAATTTGCCTACATGATTAAATTTGAGCACCCGGAGAAAGTAAATCCGGGGCGAGCACAGTTGCTGGCGCACATCAAATACAAATGCCCGGAAGGGGAGAGGGTTGTGAATTACCCCGACCACCCCAACCTGACGTTCAATGTTGAGGCAGTGAGATGAGGACGAGTGAAGCCGGTCTGGCGCTTATTCAAGAGTTTGAGGGTCTCCGTCTGACGGCCTACACCTGCCCAGCAGGCATTCTGACGATTGGGTATGGCCACACATCTGCGGCGGGGCTGCCGACCGTCACTCCGAAAATGAAGATTACGAAGCGTGTGGCTCTCGACATTCTTCGCTCCGATTTGGGGCGGTTTGAACGGGGTGTGAATGAGCTTCTCAAGGTAGAGGTGTCTGGAAACCAGTTCGACGTGTTGGTGTCGTTCTCGTACAACTGCGGCCTCGGAGCGCTGAAGAAATCTACTTTACTCAAGCGCGTTAACGCCAAGCGCTTTGATGACGTTCCCGCGGAGCTGATGAAGTGGACGCGGGGCGGCGGAAAGGTGCTACCGGGGCTTGTGCGACGCCGCCGTGCAGAATGTGAAATGTGGCGAAGTCTTCCAGACTCTGAGAAAGATGATAGCCGCGTCGCTCCCGATACGCCTGTCCCTAAAAAGAAGATTACACAGTCGAAAGAAGCAAACGCAGCCGTAGTTGCTGGTGGCGCTGGCGCGTTTGCCGCAGCGCGGGAAGCCATCCCAGTCCTCCAGCAAGCGAATAGTGTTATTTCTGGATTTTCGGAGGCACTCGGCAAACCTGCGGTTATTGCTTTTTTAATCATAGCCGTGGCGGCGGCAGGCATCTGGTATTGGCGCAAAAAGCGTCTAAATGAGGAGGCTTCGTAATGACTACTGCTATAGCAATGTCCCTCGGTGAGGCGATAGGTATATCGCTAATCCTTTGTGTTTTGGCGTTGATTGTGTCGAGGAAAACATGATAACATGGCTATTGTCGCCTATTGGACGCTTAGTTGCATCAGTAGGCGGCATACTTCTTGCGATAGCTGCAATCTACGGCAGGGGGCGCAGTGACGCAAAATCAAAGATTAGGAGCGAATCTAATGAAGAAGCCATCCGTCGCACGAACAGCGCTATTGCTGCTGGTGATGCTGTCTCCCGTGACCCTAGCAGGGTGCGCGAAGACGATGGCTACCGTAGGGATTAAGACAGCTTGCAATGTTTGGAAGCCTATATCTTGGTCTAAGAAGGACACGACAGACACCATTATCGAGATAAAGGTTCAGAACGCTCGCCGTAACGGTTTTTGCAATGAGTAAATAGATGGCACTCGTACCGCTAAATATACCAGCTGGGGTTGTGCGTGGGCATACGCCGCTTCAGACAAAAGGCAGATACTGGGACTCCAACCTTATTCGTTGGCGCTCTGGCGTTCTTGAGCCTGTTGGCGGGTGGCAGCGGTTGACATCTACACCACTGAGCGGTCCTGTCCGTACTATATTCAATTGGAGGACTAATGATGGCAGCCAATACTCATTGCTTGGAGGAGATGAAAATCTATTCTTTATGGACGGTGATTCGTTTGTTGACGTGACACCATCTGCATTTGTCGGGTTGAATACTACAACAGGTGGTGGCTATGGCGACTACCTGTACGGATGGAAGTTGTACGGTGATGATACAGACGCGACTTATCCACGTCCAAATTCTGAGAGCTACAGCGCGCCTTTTTCTTGGTCTATAGATAACTGGGGTGAGGAAATCCTCGCTGTATGTTCTACAGACGGTCGTCTACTGCATTTTGAGGTTAGCGAGGGTGCCGCGCATGATGCCGGTGTTTCGCCGATACAAACCGCCGTAAGAGCCTCAAACGTCATAACGATAACCACTGATGGCCATCACGGTTTTGCTGTCGGGGATTCTGTTACCGTAACTGGGAATAGTCTATCTACTGCCAATGGCACATTTACCATAGATTCCGTACCCAGTGTAACCACATTTACTTATTCCGATAGCGGCACAGATGACTCTGGAACTGGAGGCACTGCAACATCTGTTGGGATGCCTGAAGACAACATAGGTGTCGTAGTCACTCCTGAGCGCCACGCTGTTTTGCTCGGCTCTGGGGGCAACCCACGTCGAGTTGCTTGGTCCGGCAGCGAGGATTATACGAACTGGAATTTCTCTGATCCTACCAGCACGGCTGGGTACTTGGATTTAGACACAAGTTCGGCAATTGTTACGGGTGTTTCCGTGCGTGAAGGGACACTCATTTTCACCCAGAGCGAGGCGTGGCTGATGCGATATATCGGCACCCCGTTCATCTATAGCATATCTAAAATTGGTAGCGACTGTGGGCTTATGGCACCGCGCTCATTCGCGGAGGTTGCTGGTCGCTGTATATGGATGGGAACGCAGGGCTTCTGGATTTATGACGGCGGTGTCGTCAAGCCATTGGCGTGCGATGTCGGTAACTATGTCTTTGATGATATGAACAGAGAGTCTAGCTCAGTATATGCTCATGGCTCAGCCAACGGAGTATTCTCAGAGGCTTGGTTCTGGTATCCCAGCACATCAACAAATGTCCCAGACAAATATGTCTTCTATAATTACCAAGAAGGGTGGTGGAGCATAGGCTCTCTGTCTCGCACAGCCTGCGCTGGAGCAGGCGTATTCGAATACCCAATTGCCACTGGCGGCCAGAATCATGTGTATTTTCAAGAGAATGGCTGGACAGATGCCGGTGCGCCTATAGGTACAGATAGGTATGCAGAAACTGGCTCTCTGAATATCTCTTCTGGTGCTTCGATCTCTTATGTTAAGCAGTTCATCCCGGACAGCGGCGAGAGCTACGACAGCACGGCGATAACGGTATACTCTAGCTTCACGCCAGAGGGTACGGAGAAGACTAGCGGCCCGTACTATCCTCGTTCTAACGGCTACACAGACGTTCGCGCTTCTGGCCGTGACTTCCGCCTGCGCATCGAGTCCACCAAGGACCAGAACTGGAGTATTGGCGAGTCGCGCTTTGACGTTTCTGCGGGAGGTGGAAGATGACGGCGCAAATACAGCCAGTTCCAGACAAGTACGATAAAGAGTATATTTCCCGTGCTTTTTTTGATATATATGACTCACTGTCTACAACTGTTGGGACCAGAACGGCTGTAGAGAGTATCTTCCTTAGGTCGCCGGATGGATCGGTGTTCCGTATAGAGGTAGATAATTCGGGTAATCTGACGGCTACGTCTGTCCCGTTTGGCCAGACTGGAGCCCCATCGTACTGAGAGGGGCGATGACGGAAGAGGATATAAACGAGCTACGCTCGAAGGTCGAAAAGGCACTAGAGCGCGGCGGTGGGACGCATAGTTTTGACGATGTCGTTCGCGGACTAATGACAGGCGATATGCAGGCATTTTCCAAGAATAAGACTATCGTTGTGACGCAAATAGTTAACGCGCCTCGTAAGAGGTGGCTAAACATATTTGTGGCGGCTGGTGAGTATAAAGACGTTATGTCTATGCAGGAAGAGATTTTGGATTTTGCGGCGGGGAATGGATGTGAGTTTATGGCGATGAATGGTCGTAAGGGATGGGCTAAAATACTTCCAAGGTACGGCTGGTCTGATGTTTCTGTATCTTATGCGATACCTGTGCGGAGAGAATTAAATGGGTAAAAGCTCGCAGCCCCAAACCGTAACTAATCGGACAGAGTTGCCAGCTTGGCTCAACCAAGCTGCGCAGGAGAATTTACAACTCGCCAATGAGATTGGCTCAAGGCCGTATACTCCATACACGGGCAATCTTGTTGCCGGATTCACACCTGCCCAGTTACAAGCGCAGGATATGGTTCGGGCTATGGCAGGCTCGACGCAGGGTGCGTTTAATCAAGCGCAGAGCGGCGCAACCGGCGCTATGGAATACACTCCTGAAAATGTGCAGGCGCAGAACGTCACAGCCGGTAGCATACCGGAGACTGACATTTCCGCGTATATGAATCCCTATCTTTCAGAAGTCGAGAATAGAGCTGTAGCTAATGCCCAAAGAGCCTTGAAGGGTAGCCTCGCTGATATTGGGTCTAAAGCAGCTCGGTCTGGCGCATTTGGCGGTTCTCGACAGGGTATCCTAGAGGGCGTAGCTACTGCTGAAGCGGCTCGCAATGTTGGCGATCTCTCTGCCCAGCTAAGGCAGCAGGGATACAATACTGCCGCTGGTCTAGCTCAATCAGACATAAACAGGCAGTTTGAGGCCGCCCGCGCCAATCAGCTTGCTGGTATGAACGCGCAGCAGCTAAATCAAGCTGCTGGCCTCACTGCGAATCAGCAGCGTATGGCAGCTGCCGGGTTACTTGGCAGTCTTGCCACGCGGGAGCAGACTGCCGCTATGGATCAAGCGACCGCTCTCAACCAAGTTGGCCAGCAACAGCAGGCGCTTGAGCGGGCGCGGCTGCAAGATCAATATTCTAGGTTCATGGAACAGCTTAATCATCCAAGAGAGATGCTCAATCTGCGGCTCGCGGCTGTTGGTGCTACGCCATACGGCCAGTCATCGACACAGACGCGGACTGGGTTTCAAAGCACATCCCCCGCACTTAGTGGGATCGGATCATTTTTAACTGGCTTAGCGGCTCTCGGAACTTTTTGATGATAGATACGGCTATATTATTTTCCGGCGGAAAGGATAGTCTGGCGTGCCTCTATCTTAACAAAGATAGATGGAACGACATCTATGTCGTCTGGTGTAACACTGGTGCGGCGTATCCAGACGTTATCGAATACATGGAAAAATGGCGCAAAGTTTTGCCACATTTCATAGAGGTCAAAACCAACCAGCCTGCAAATATAGCCGAGTTTGGCTGGCCAGCTGATGTTTTGCCGGTAAACAATTCGTATCTCGGAAAGCTGATTAGCGGCGAAGACACCCCTATGATGCAGCCATATGTAAATTGTTGTGCCGCAAACATTTGGTTTCCTCTACACGCTGAGTGCATCAAACTTGGCGTTAAGTATGTTATAAAGGGTCAGAAGAATAGCGATGGTCGCAAATCCACATCGCGTGATCGGTCAGTTATTGACGGCATTGAATATAGAATGCCCGTTCAAGACTGGACGGATGAAGAGGTTTTCAAGTTCCTAAAGTTTCAATGTGTAGAGTTGCCGGAATGCTATGGTCGCGGCGAGAAGAAGGGGCGCGATTGCTGGGATTGCACCGCATTCAGAGATGAAATGGTTGAGGTTGTCGAAAATCTGCCCGAAGACAAGAAATCTATCGTCATTGGCAGGCTGAAGGCAATTGACGATGCTGTAGGAAAGCAGTGGAGGCCCATAGCATAATGGACCCAATTATAAAAAATTTCCTGAACGCAATTGCTGGCCCGGAAAGCTCTGGCAAGTATGATGTTAGGTACACGCCAGAAGGCGGGGCCAAGTTCGAGGGATTTGAGAAGCATCCCCAGATATACGAGCCGGGTCCGGCTGGACCGTCTAGCGCTGCTGGTCGTTATCAATTCACCTACAGCACTTGGGCTCCGCTTGCGGCTAAAATGGGACTTAAAGATTTTAGCCCAGCCAATCAAGATAAGGCTGCTTGGGAGCTGGCGCGGCAAAGATATGCAAGGGCGAATAAGGGGGCTGATCTATACGCAGCCCTAAAATCCGGCGGAATTAGTCACGATATGCTCAAGTCTCTTGGTGGGACTTGGGCAGCTTTTAATTCTAAATCTGGCCGGAATAAGGCTATCAAATGGTATGGCTCGTCTCCGTCCAATCCAGTTTCCGCCGCGCTTCCCGGTGCTAAGGCGCAGGCGGCAAGTATGCCTACAGTTGCCGGGCCAATGAAAACAATACAACAGGCTGTGTATTCTCCAGACCCTCTTACTTCTGCGCAAAGGATTGGGAACTTCTTGGCCCCGTCCCTTATTAGCGCCCCAAAGCCTATGACGGCTGATGATAAAAATAGGCTGTTTAATATGATTCAGCTTATGAAAGCTGGCGATAGTATGCTAAAGTTAGGCCGAAGAAGAGGTGGTGACATCGGCATATCCCCACCTGCGCCAGTTGTTGGTCCCCGTAATGTACCGTTAATCCCACTATCAAAAGGACTTTTGTAATGGCTGGACCTCTAATACCGTATGCATCTGGTGCTATCGCAAGATTCGGCCCTGCTCTTCAACGGATGCTTCAGCGCAATATCCCTATAGCGCAGCAGAGCGTGCAGGGATTGCTGGGTGGTAGCTCGGCAACTGCCGGGCGTGCTTCTGCCGGGCGTACGTCTGATTGGTACGGCAAATTCCGCGCTAACAATCCGTATGCTCCTATGGGGGCGACCGCCCCTTTGATGGCGGGGGTTATTGGCTTACGGAGGGGGGGCAACTCGCAGGCTCCTGACCCAAGATTGTCTTACATAGCAAGAGGAATTGGTCCGGTTGGTAGAGAACGTGAAGCGTTGCGCCTTAATACCCCGCCTGTCGCACCGACCCCACCGTCGGGTCGCCCGCCTATCGACCCGGTAGCTGACGCGCTAGGAATCGGCGTTCCTCCACCACCTATCGACCCGGTAGCTGACGCGCTAGGAATCGGCGTTCCTCCAGATATGACGCGCCCACCTATCGACCCAGTAGCTGACGCGCTAGGAATTGGCGTTCCTCCAGACTCCGCAACGCCGAGCGCTGCACAACCTAATCCCGACGCAGATGTGCCGGTTCCTCCCGCTCGTCCATCTAAAGGGGAAATGGAAAAACTGAAGGCCTTGCAGCGGTACTCAAACGACTACCAAACCAACTCGTTGCCCGTTTTCAATGAGGGAAAAATAAACTGGGGTACAGATGCCTCTGGATACAGCAACGAGGACAACTACGGCGGCGATGCGGCAGACTTCTTTCGCGCTGATGCTCTGCGTATGGCTGTCCCCGGTCTTCTCGGAATGTAAGGTGAAGTAATGGCTAGTATTCTCGATATCATTGGCGGCGCTGGATCGGCTATTGGCGATGCAGCGTCCGGCGTCGGCAACGCTATCGGGGATGCTGGTAGCGCCTTGCAGAACATGGCGAGCGAAGCTGTGGGAGCGGTGAAGCCTGCCATTAGCGGTGCTGGCGACTGGCTGATGGGTTCCGGCGAATATGGCGCACCAGAAGCCGCAATGCGTCGTCAAGCGCAATTGAATATGTTGATGAAGCTGGGCGGAACGCTAATGGCGGCTGGCGCTAACCAGTCGGCAGACAGCCGCGCAAAACAGCTGGCCAGAATTGGCGATGTTGGCACAGGTTACACCTCTGATCTATTCAAACAGCAGCAGGCGCGGTTGATGGCCGCACAACTAAAGCAGAGGATGTCAAAAATAAATGCGCTCAAGAGCCTAGACTTGATGCGCAAGACAGATGAAGGCGCAGCAAAAATAGCAAAGCAAACCGGACTTGACCCTAGCGTTGTAAAGTCTCTACCAGTTGAGCAGCTTTCCGATTTGCAGTCCAAAATAGCCGTTAGACTGGCCGTGCAAAGATCACAAGCAGCGCAGATGGCGCAGATAATGGCACCAATAATCGGCGGCGGAACTACTCCTCCTTCCGGCGTTGCGCCCGGCGCTGTACCCACACCAACGCAAGTTGACGGAACTACTCCTCCTTCTGGCGTTACACCAGAAGCGCCAGCTGCGAGTCCAACCACAGCAATTACAATTCCTACTATAGCGGAG